TCAATTACATTGATGATCATCGCAAGAAAGAAGAGCCACATACAAGAAAACCATACAATAAACAGGGTAAGCTAGAGCCAACAACATTCTCATCATACATTCAAACATAATTTCACCATCCAACATCCATACAACAACCAAATATGTTATGACCCTTCAATCAATACACTACGACTCGATTGACTCATCCGGATATGTATAACTTAGTCGGATTCAGCGGATGCTTGCACTTGTGGTGGATACCTCTACTCACCCCCGAGCTATGTGTTACAAGCGTTATGATGGATCAATTTTCCCTCACCACAAGGTTAGCCCTTAATGAATTTCAGGCCTCTTGCTACTCTCACCACAAGAGTCAGTCCGCTCTAGGTGAGACTAACTGACTCCTCAGAGTGTTAGGATGCAACCTTACCTTGAATCCTTACCTAGTTATACAGATGGGGCACCACCATGGGCACCCACTAACAGGAGCCATGGAATTACGTCCCGACCACTGAAGCGCGACCCCGAAAGTCTCACCTAGAGACTCCAAGGAATTATGCACTAACACATACAAAACATAATCACGCAGCCAAAATGATATTCACCATGCATGTATACGTTAATTGTACTAACCTTTAAAGCCAACGCCTTTCATGTTCCAGGCTCAACTCATTTCATCTCATTATACCATCCATGTACCAAGGATTTCAAACTCATATCGTTATCATGCTTCTTTCATACCAACCATTTCATTACAATCTCATGCGAAACTCATGTCAACCCATTATTCATAATTCATGACTTGCGTCACTCAATCATACTCATTCATATCAAACCTTTAGCACAATACCCAAAACCAAGCAAGCATTATCCATACAAAGCCAAGAAAACAATCTCACATTGCACTGTCTTGCCCAGCACCTCGCTCAGGCGAGACGTTCTCGCCCAGGCGAGCCCCCTTCGCCTATGCGAGGGCTAAAAAAAGGCAGCAGGAGCACACGCGGGATCTCGCTTAGGCGAGAGCCCTCTCGCTTAGGCGAGGTGCTCGCTCGCTCAAAAAGCCTAGCTGGTCGCCTGGGCGACCTTTCGTGCAAAAGTCCTGGGCGAGCTCTCTGTTCATCTCGCCTAGGCGAGACTGGCTTGCTTGGGCGAGATTAACAGGTCTCGCCACTGTTTTCCTGGAACAGTCGCACCGACCAGTCCAAAACAACACATCAAACCATTGCCCGCATTTAGAACATCAAACTAGCCAAAGACTCTCAGCACGAAAGTAAAACAGCAGTAAAAAAAAGTACACGAGTGGGTTCTAGCTTCCCTACCTGGAAACAGGGTCAACGGAAGCCTTGACGACACGACATGAGCACTGCAGCCCTCGGAACGCACTAAAGAGCTGAAAAACAAGAGGTACACGGGACAAGGTCGGATTAATACGAAACCCTAACTGTGAAAATACAAAGGAAAGCACTAGAACTCATACGATCTAGAAAAGGGCACTTACGTGGAGTAGGAACTGGTTCGGAGCTAGTTCGAGAAAGCTTGGGGAGAAACCCTTGCAGAGCGTCTGGTGAGAGCAAGGGGGTGACGGCTGGTTTCTGAAAGTGAATGGAGTGTGAAAAATTAGGACAACACGAGAAGCTTTTATCCCATGGGCCAGCCCTTTTGGCCCACTACTGTAGGACAACCCTTAAAATGAAGGAGAATAAAAAGGGGCCTTACATTCTCCCCAACAACAAAAATTTTCAACCTCGAAAATAAAGACTCACCAGGTAAACAGATGTGGATGTGATTTCCTCATGTCCTCCTCTAACTCCCAAGTCGAGTCACCCGTCCTCCGATCCCAGATGACTTTCACCAAACTAACCGTCTTTCCTCAGTGTTCCTCAACCTTGTTATCCTCAAGAGTGATTGGTGGTACTTCCACCGTGAGGTCTTCCCTGATCTGTATATCCTCAGCTTCCAGTACGTGGGCCGGATCGAATACATACTTCCTCGCCAACTGCGGGGGTAACACTATCTCATAAGCCACTAGCCTGATCCTCCTCGTGATTTGATAGGGGCCAAGGAATTTAGGGGAAAGCTTTCTTGAGCGGAGAGCCCTTCCCACACCAGTGGTTCGGGTCACCCTCAAGAACACATGATCGCCAACTGTGAACTCCAAAGGCCTCCTCCTACGGTCTGCATAGGCCTTCTGCCTACTCTGAGAAGCTTGCATCTTGTTCCTCACCATCCTCACCTTCTCGGTGGTCTGCTCTAACAACTCTGGTCCAACCAACACCGCTTCTCCATCTTGATACCAACAAAGAGGAGTCCTACACATCCTGCCATAAAGAGTCTCGTATGGCGCCATGCCAATGCTCGCATGAAAACTGTTGTTGTAGGTGAACTCTATCAAAGGCAATACCTCATCCCAAGCACCCAAACGATCCAATATGCAAGTCCTCAACAAATCCTCTAATGACTGAATTGTTCTCTCCGACTGGCCATCGGTCTGAGGGCGATAAGCTGAGCTCATAGTCAACTTGGTCCCCAATGCCTCCTGTAAGGTTTGCCAGAATCGGGATGTAAATCGTGGGTCTCTGTCGGAAACTATGCTCGAAGGTACCCCGTGTAATCTCACGATCTCCTTAACGTACAGTTGGGCCAACTTGGCCATGGACATCCTCAAGTTCATTGCCAAGAAGTGAGCACTCTTGGTTAATCGATCCACTATCACCCAGATGGTATCATGCCCTCTAAAGGTCCGTGGCAAATGGGTCACAAAGTCCATCGAGATGCTGTCCCATTTCCACACTAGTATCTCCAAAGGCTGTAGGATCCCACCGGGCCTCTGATGCTCCACCTTCGCCTTCTGGCACGTCAAACAGGCTGACACGAACTGAGCCACATCTTTCTCCATCCCTTGCCACCAGAAGGTTTCCTTAAGATCCTGGTACATCTTAGTCATGCCAGGGTGCAGACTGAGACGACTCTTATGTCCTTCTTCAAGAATTAACCGTTTTACCCCGCATCATCGGGTATACATACTCTACCCCGAAACCTCAGTATGCCCTCATCACTCAAGGCAAAGTCTCTGGCTTCCTCCGACCCAATCTGTTCTCTGACTTTGTTCAGACATGCATCCAACAACTGCCTCTCTCTGATCGAGTCAAAGAAGTCAGTAGATATAGTAAGGGTACTACAGCTAATGGACTCGGACCCCAACTCCACCTGTATCCTCATGTCTCTGAACTTCTCTAGTAGTTCTACCTCTTTTATCATGAGATGCGCCGTATGTACCGTCTTCCTACTCAGGGCATCTGCCACCACATTTGCCTTTCCTGGATGATATAGGAGCTCGAAGTCATAGTCCTTCAAGAATTCCATCCACATCCTCTGCCTCATGTTCAGCTCCTTCTGGTCAAACAAGTACTTGAGGCTCTTATGATCGCTGAACACCCGGAACTGAGCACCATAAAGATAGTGCCTCCAGATCTTCAAGGCAAAAACTATAGCCGCCAACTCCAGGTCATGAGTGGGATTGTTACGCTCATGCACCTTAAGTTATCTTGAAGCATATGCCGCAGCCTTCCTCTCCTGCATCAAAACACATCCAAGTCCGAGGTGGGAGGCGTCACAGTAGACCTCAAACGGCTTCCCGACATCCAGGATCACTAGTATCGGAGCGCTAGTCAATCTTCTCTTCAGCTCCTGGAAACTTTCCTCACACTTATCTGTCCAAGTGAAAGGTTGGTCCTTTCGAGTAAGCAAGGTCAAAGGTGCCACTATCTTGGAGAATCCCTCTATGAACCTCGTATAGTAGCCTGCTAACCCCACAAAGCTCCTAATCTCTGTGGCCAACTTAGGGCTTTCCCACTTTACCACTGCCTCGATCTTTGTTGGGTCCACTACAATCCCTTAGGCGGATATCACATGCCCCAAGAACTGAACTTCACCCATCCAGAACTCGCACTTGGACAACTTGGCGTACAGTTGTTTCTCTCTCAAAACACCAAGCACCAACCTCAGGTGTTCTGCATGCTCCTCCTGAGTTCTGGAATAGATATGAATGTCGTCTATGAAGACTACGACAAACTTATCTAGGAAAGGCCGGAAGATCCTGTTCATGTAGTCCATGAATACCGGCGGAGCGTTGGTCACACCAAACGACATAACCACATACTCATAGTGGCCATATTTGGATCTGAAGGCCGTCTTCTACACATCATCAGCCTTCACTAAAATCTGGTGGTAACCTGATCTCAGATCTATCTTCGAGAATACCAATGACCCATGTAACTGATCCATCAAGTCATCAATTCTCGGAAGCGAATACTTGTTCTTGATAGTCATCTTGTTTAATTGTCTGTAGTCCACACACAGACGTGAACTCCCATCCTTCTTCTTCACCAACAGACTGGTGCTCCCCAAGGTGAAGTGCTGGGTCGGATGAACTGTTTCTCCATCAACTGTTCTATCTGTTTCTTGAGTTCCACCAATTCTGCCGAAGCCATACGATATGGAGCCATCGATACCGGACTCGTTCCCGTTACCAGGTCAATAGAGAACTCCACTTCTCTATTGGGAGGCAACCCTGGTACTTCATCCGGAAACACGTCTTCAAACTCATGCACCACCAGTATCACTGAAGTTCCCTCTCGCTCTCTCCCGCCTTCATACGGGCGAAGATTATGAAGCATTGTGCGCCACTCTAGATCTCCTCCACCACTCCCTAAGGAGACACCAACTCAAGCTCCTCTGAGTCGAGAAACAACAACCTCTTCTCCCGGCAATCTATAAGGATGTGGTTGGCAGAGAGCCAGTCCATCCCTAAGATCACTTCTAAGTCTTACAGAGGCAGGCAGATTAGATTTACCTTGTACCTGTGTCCCTCTACCTCCACTGGACACCTAGCACACAAAGACGACGTCGTGACCAATCCCGACGCCAGAGTAGACACCGCAAGCTCGCACTATAGCTCGCATACTGGCAGACCTAGACGTTTCACACAACTATCTGACACAAAGGAGTGTGTCGCTCCAGAATCATACAATACACAGCAAGACACACGAGTTATCAAGCAGCAACCCATAACCAAGTTACCTGAACCAGTCGCCTCTGCTCCTGTCATAGCATACACCCTGCCTGTCGCCTGAGGCCTGTTGCCTCTGTCCCTCCTCTAATGCTGATGGGGAGTCTGAACTGGAGGGCGAATTGTTGTCCTGGCAAGGTTGGGACAATCCTTACCAAAGTGGCCTTCCTTGCCACAGTTGTTGCACCAGCGATAACCCTCCATACGCGGGCAGGCACTCCTCAGATGAGGGCCCCCACATATGTAGCATTGAACTCGATCCTGGTGGGAAGGAAGACCCCTAGACCCCTGAGGCTGATAAGGAGGTCTGTCATACGGTCTCCTTCGCTCGTCATGTCTGGGTTTGGACCCAGATGGTCCACCGATCCTCTGAGGCAGCTGTGGCTGCTGTGGGCGCTGACCTTCGACCTCACGCTTCATCTTCTCCATCACCCTGGCCTTCTCCATCAGAGCGGCAAAATCCTTGATGGACAAGGGAACCACCATCAAGCGGATGTCACCGCGAAGCCCATTCTCGAACTTCCTGCATCGCCACTTGTCATTGAGTGGCAGGGTGTAGAAACGGTTGAGGTGTTTGAACCTCTCAGCATACTCTGTTATTGTCTTCCCTCCCTCGATCAACTGAAGGAACTCCACCTCCTTGGCGTACCGGATGTTGTTTGGAAAATACTCAGAGAGGAATCTCTCCCTGAATGTCTCCCACGTCACTGGCTCCTCTCTCTTCTCAAGGATGGATTTCGTGCTGGTCCACCAATGCTCCGCCTCTCCTGTGAGCATATACACCGAGAACGCCAACCTGTTCTCCGTAGGGCACATCTTGGCGTCATAGATGCGCTCCAGGTCCTTCAGCCATTGGTCTGCGGCGTCAGGACTGGTCTTCCCATCAAACTTTGTCGGGTGGTGCTTTAGAAAGTCCTCCAAGCTCCACTCCCTGACTACAGGTCGTGGTTCAGGACCAAACACAGGGGCAGCAACCCTGTTCTCCTCCAACTGGCGCTGCCGATGAGCATCCTCAGCAGCTACCCTCGCAGCCTCCATCTGCTGCATCACCGAGTGTTGCTGCTCAAGCGCCGCCGCCTGTCACTGCATGGATGCCTCATGCTGCTGCATCATCGCAGCACTCTGCTGCGCCATAGCCGCTACCATCGCAGCACTCTGGCGATATCAGGTACGTCTCCATGGGATGATTGCGAAGTCCTACGAGGAGGTGCCATAGTCCACTAGCACACAGAAAATCACTTGGTTAGGCTCGACAAAGGTAAGAATTTAACCAAGAACACTCAGAAGACACAGAGAAAGCTAAGCGGACATCCAAGTCCACAGACCTAAGGAATGACCGCTTTGATACCATAAATGTATCGTACCATTTAAATATTACGCAAAAATAAAGGAAACGTCACACAATAATAGTACTGTAGCGTAGTCCTGGGGTCTTTAACACAACCCCTACAACCTTGGGCACACCACGATGCCAACAGGATACTAGATACGAGTCTAGCAAAAGAGAAAAGAGTAGCAAGGTGTAAAACAATACATGGGCCATAGCCCTAACGAAAAACCATGCAGAAAATAAAATCCAGCCCCGATGGCTAAGCAGCGAAATCTCCACTTCCTTGCTGACCACAAGAACCTCGCCCATCTGCTCACATCAATTACATTGATGATCATCGCAAGAAAGAAGAGCCACATACAAGAAAACCATACAATAAACAGGGTAAGCTAGAGCCAACAACATTCTCATCATACAT